AGATGAACATCCAGAAGTTCTTGATGCAGCGTTAGACGATACAGCAGACGCAATGTCATTATCAGCACAAATACAAGTTCCTGTAGATACAGGCCGTTTACGAGCCTCTATCAACGTTAAAAGAGAGTTTCTAGTAAAAGTAATTGGTACCAATGTAAAGTATGCGCCTCATGTTGAGTATGGTTCACCAGAAGGCACTGGTCCCAATGGCGGTCCAAGACCGTTTATGAGACCAGCTTTTGAAAACAACCGAAGAAGAGTGGCTGAGTTCTTTAAACAGAATCTTTGATCCACTTACTCAATAATTCCAACCATTCCTCCATAGTCACCATCGTTGTCATGCCAACATTGATAACAGAATCCTTCGTACTTGGTTTGACGGATTTGGCCATCGCATAGTTTACAGCGTTTAGAATAAACCATTCAAAACTCCTAATCCTTTCTGAACACGTTCCTCAGATTTCTCTTTCTTACAGAGGTGGCATTCTTGCGTTTGAGCCTCATAGCTTTCTACAGGATAAAGCTCTTCCCAACCACATTCGCAAATTACTCTTGCATAGCGATTGGAGGGGCTTCTTGTTGAACACTCAACAAGGGTGCTGGCCATAGTGTTGGCCTTCGGGCGACGAGTGGATTTACCACTCACAGGAGGGACTTTCACCCTCGGTGCGGATGCACACATCTTCTTAGTGCCGAAGCACTTGTCGTATATATCCAGTAGCGCCCTGCTTATATAATCTTTCCCTGCTTTATTCGACTGTTTTTTAGCTACAAATCACACCGATAATCTTTATATAACCCTAGCGTCTGGGATAGTATGAGTAAACAAAACTCAACAATCAAATCGGCACAAATCGACGCAAAGAAAAGAAAGGTATGTCATGCCTGTGAAAATCCAATAGGTGGATGGGCAGGTTTGTCACAATGGCATAATGAATATTGTAAAAGGCCAAGTGCAAGAGGTCCAATGAAAAAAGGAAAATCAATGAGGTTTTAAAATGACTAAGATTTCAAAATTTAGAAAATGTGATTTTTGTAATCAAGAGCTTAAAGCATACAAAGTTCTAGATAAAATAAGACATGGAAAATATAAAGGCAAGTTGGTTGAAGGTTATCAATACAATCATAAGAATTCAAACTATAAACATATTACTTCATTTAACACGTTTAAATGTTACAATAAAAGAAAAGCCGACATAACCATTACAAATAAATAGTAGCAATACTAAATCCAGTTATGGACAATGATTCCAAAGGCTGGAAAGTCTATCGAAAAGAATGGTACAATGATAGAGTCATGGAGACTTACATTAACTCACCAATTATAGATAAACAGAATGACTTGATCCCCACAGAAGTACTTGAAGAGTCAATGGATTTCTACATGAAGTACGGAGTTTATTCTTATCAACACGAAGAGATTCCAATAGGATTACCATTAGCTTACAAGATTGATGAAGGCAAGATAAAAGTAAAGTATGGAATACATGATCAATTAGAAATGCATCATAATGTTTGGAAAGAAATTAAAGACTTCGGAACAAAAGGAGCAAGCAGCATTAGGGGAGAAACATTATCTCAAGATATGGTTTGCCCAGATGGAGCTGATACTTGTTTTAATAAAATAAATGATTTAGGTTTGTGGTCTGTATCCTGGGTGGGAGATAATCCTGCTAACGTAGAAGCTACTGTAACTGACGTTGCAATGGCTAAAGCCGACAAAGCAAATAACTTTATAAATGAAACTAACAAAATAGCAATTATGGCTAAGAAAGACGATGACTGCGGATGCAGCACCGAAAAAGCAGAAGAGACAGAAACTACAGAAGTAGTAGAAGAAGTCAAATCTGAAGAAGTTACAGTTGAAGTTATTTCTCCTGAAGAGCTACCTGATGTTGTTGAAGAAGAGGAAGCTGAAAAGATGGAAGAGGAAGAAGAAAAAGAATTATCTCTTGAATATCTTGCAGAAGAAATGAAAGCAATGCAGGCAAAGCTTGACGAAATGACAGAACCAAAGATGGAAGAAGAAGAGAAAGAAGAGGAAGAAGAAGCAGAGAAATCTGAAACCGAAACCGAAGTAGAACCTTCTTTAGAAGTCGTTATGAAATCACTTAAAAAATACGGAATATCCGTTTACGCTGGATCTAAGGTTACACCAGTTTCAGCAAATGACAGTCCTAAAGCAGAATCTTTTGATTGGAACAACGTTTCTAAAACATGGGATGAACTTGAAGATACAATAGGAGACAACTAAATATGGCAGGAATGAGTATGGAAGAATATGTGAACGCTTATTATGGCGGCACACTTGGAATATCCAAGAGATACGGCATTAGTAAAGCTGACGACAATATAGACACAACTGGCCTAGCTGGTGGATTGAACACCATGTTTGGTGCTAAAGTTTATAGTCAACTAAATACTAAGTCAGAAGTTTTTAAACTTTTGAAGAAGGAACCATGGACACAATCAGGTTTCAGAGCATTAACAGCAAGAGCTACAACAACCGCTGGAGTTGCAGAAGGTGGAGCATTCCCAGAGACTGACCACCCAGAGATTTCTGAAGTTACTTTGACTCTAAAAGAAGTTGTAACCCCATGGCAAATGTCTTCAAAAGCTGAGATCTTATCAGAATCAGATGACGGACTTGGTAACTTAGCAGCATTTATGAGAAAAGAAAATGGAGAAGCACACGCTTACTACATTGACCAACAATTACTAAAAACATTTGAAGTAGACAGTGACGGTTCAGCAAGTGGCGCAGGTGCAGGAACTGCTGGAGTAAACTTTGAATCTTTAGATAGAGCAACAGCAACATTAGCATATGCGACAGATGGAAACAATCCATCAGGTGGAACATTGCCAGCAGCAGTTGATATGTATAGTCAAGATATTAATACTGAATCATGGTTTGATGCAGGATACACTCACTTTACAGCTGATGGAACCAACGATGCTTTAGCTTTAGCAGACATTGATGCAGGACTAGCAGCATTATTAGAAAATGGTGCAAACTACAACGACCTAGTTATTCTAACTGGATACGATACTTACCAAAATCTAAAACAATTAATGCAAGCAACAACTGGAGCAAGTCATTACAATCTACCAACAACTGGTGCAGCTAACGTAAACGGAGTTACTGGAGAAGCTGGTTTGAACTTTGATTCACGAGTCGGTGCATACGATGGAATACCAATTTTCCTATCACAACACGTACCAAAAGATGGTGGATCAAGGATGTACTTATTAGATATGTCTAACTTAGCTATGAGAATAGCAGCACCAACAACTTATGTAGACAACACCAACTTGGCTGTAAGGCAAGTTCTCAGCAGAGAATACGCATTCATTACAGCAGGTGAATTAGTCTGCTACAGAAGAGACACAAGCGGAAGTATCCGAGACTTAACGGCATAGAGTGATTGGAGGGCTAATTAAATGGTCAAAATCACCTACACTGGTAATCGGTACACTACTCGGAAGCTACCTTCTGGGCGCTGGATTGCTTTCAGACCCAATCAAACCGTTGAAGTTGAAAGTGAAAAACTCGCTAAAGAACTCGCAAGAAACAGGGATTTTGTCGTTGAGACGAACACTACCCCTAAAGTTGGGGCTGGGATTAAGACTCACGTCAAACCTACTAAGTCTAGGAGCAAACCTCCTAAGTCCAGAGCAAAAAGCAAGATCCAAGAAAAAGTAGATAAAGCCTTAAAGAAACCTAAAGGGCTTAAGAAGAACAAGAAGGCCAAGAAAGGGAAGGCTGACTGATGGCATCTACTGTCGTCAGAACAAGCAAAAGACTAGACAGAACTCGCACAGCAATGACGTTCTCCAATACGGAGACTGCTGTGGGAGCTTCTGAAACAACAGTCTTAGATAAGTTTGATGCAGCATTGTATAACAGATATGCTATACAGATATTCAACAGTGATGGTTCAACAGCAGGAGTCGCTAAGGTTTACGGATCGTTAAAAGACGAACCAGGAAGTGAAGGTGCTACTGATTGGACACAAATCGGTGACGATATATCTGTTGGAACTAGCAGTAACGCATTGAAGGCTATTTCTACAACTGCTGTAAAGCATCTATGTGTAAGGGCTACAGGCAATGGCGCTGATCTGACAGTTATTGTCTATGCGGAGCAAGTTTAGTGAATGGCTTCTCCTATATACTCTGAAATTGTCTTCGTAAGTGAGGTGGCCTAATGGCTACATATAATTCCGCTGGTAGCGGTAAT